GATGGCGCGTTCACTGGCGACAACCTGATTGCACTGATGCACGCTGTCGATAGCGTTTACGCTGCGCAGCCAGGTGCTGGCTTCATGATGTCCCGCGCATCCCTCGGCGCTGTTCGTGCGCTGAAGGGCAGCGAGGGCTACCTGTTCCAGCCGTTCGCTGATGCCTCAACCCCAGGTCGCCTGCTCGGCTACCCGGTGTACAAGAACCCGTTCACCCCGGCCATCGGCACCGCTGCCACTTCGGCAACGTTGACCGGCAAGTCGGTTGTGTTTGGTGATTTGCGCGCATACCACTCCCGCGTCATCGGCGGTGTGGAGATCGTGCGCAGCGACGAGGCGTACTTCACCTCTGACCAGGTTGCCTTCAAGGCGCGCATCCGCGTCGGTGGCGACCTCGGCGGCGGGCGTACCGACGCCGT